TGTGTAGCTTATAATGGAGATCTTATAATTCATAAAGGATCAAATCCTTCAGGACAGAATTTAACAGTATATATTAATTGCATAGTTAATTCATTGCAATTGAGATGTGCATATTTTCACCTTTGGCCTAAACATTTGGGTCAACCAAAACCATTTCGCAACGTTTGTGCCATTATGACTTATGGTGATGACGTTAAAGGTTCCGTAAAGAAAGGTTATGATTGGTTTAACCATATATCATATGCTGAATTTTTGAAAGAACGTGATATGGTTTTTACTATGCCAGATAAAGAATCTCAACCAACTCCATATATGAATGATCTCAAAGCCGATTTTTTGAAACGGGAGAACATTTTTAATGAAGATACTGGATTGATTCATGGAGCTCTCACTGAAGAATCTATTTTTAAAAGTCTTCATACTGTTCTGGAATCTAAAGTTGTGTCATTAGAAGATCAGTCTGCCGGTAATATTGACGGTGCATTACGAGAATGGTGGCAGCATGGTAAGGAGATCTACGAAATGCGTAGGGAACAGATGAAAGAGGTGGCATTTAAATGTGGAATGTCTGATTCTTGTCAAATGTTAACTGAGTCCTACGAAGATCGTTTAAAACATTTTCAAATTCGATATTTAGGACATAAATCTGAAGAAATTGATGAAAATGTAGATGAAGATACGTTCATTTCCACTGTTGGTGATGAATGTGATCTTTTCGAATATATATTTTATGCCTTGGAGAGGCGTTAAATCTATCCACTCCGGAATTATCCGTAGTATAAGTTTAAAATAATTGTGTATATATGGATACTGTATACGTTTTAATTTATATGTTTATATAGCGTATAGAAGCTTTGTACATATTGACATCCTACCCTTAGGATACTGGTATTTACCGGCGGTTTCGTCAACCACAAAAACATGTTGCACACATGAGCAGGGTACTGCCTTGTTGTGTATATTAATAAATTTGCCTACCTCACTCAATAATAATAATAATACAAATAGTCCTGGAACTGACTCAAATAGTTCTTCTATCGGTGCTTATAGTGTCTCAAAAGCATCTGATAGTTTATCAACGCAAAATGTACATTTTGTCGACGGAGACACACCATGGTCTTACGACATTTCATCATCACCAGATGTCACAACCCAGCTTTCCGGATTCTCAGACGCCGAGCTCGGTACCTTCCTCAGTCGTCCTATCAAGATCAAGGAATACTCGTGGGTTCCGGAGGGTACTCGGTTGTTTGAGACATTTAATCCGTGGA